AACTTGTGGATTTATTATTGCAAACACTATAAGACATTGGTAATGAGAGACGCAGCTTATCATAATTCGCAGAGAGGCAAGAAAGGTCATGAAGCAGAAGCTGCTGCTTACGAGTACTTGCAGAAACATTACAACTCTGTACAGAAATTCGAAGATAGGGATCATCAAATTCATTATGGTGATTTCTATACAAAAAAACTTGGCTACATAGAATTCAAAGACGAAAAGCAAATTAGTACCAGCGATAAGTCTTATAATTCTGACGTTCTTATTATTGAATTTGTAAACAATTACGGTTACAAAGGATGGCTGTACAAAACGCATACTAATTTTTTTATGTTTAAAGTTGGCAAGCGTTATTTATTTGTCAAAAAAGAATCTTTGATTAAGAAAGCAGAGGAGCTTTGTAAAAATATAGACAATCCAATTAAGTTTAAGTTTAGTAATGGTAAAACCAAACTTCCTTATCAATGTTACCAAAGATGGGATACCCGAAATAACAAGTGGCGCAAAGATAGTTGTGCTTATATTAGGGTTTCTGATATACGGTCTTTAGAGAAAGATAAGGACTATTGGTTTGAAAATATGGATAAACCAATAAAGGAGTACGAAGAACCAGCAGAATTACTTTAATATCTGTATATTTTTTATATAATATTATATGGGAAAAACTCCAGACAACTTCTTTCGGCAAATTAAGCCTGTTAGCAACCAAGAAGAATTCGTTCGCCTTGAGCATGATGGACTTAGTTACTACTTAGATAGGGATTGTACAATCCGTCACCGTGAAGGAGGACCAGCTAGGATCTTCCATAATGGCTGCCAAGAGTTCTGGAATAATGGAGTCTTACACCACGTAAAAGGAGCTGCTATTATCACTCCTATGGGGAAAAAAGTTTATTATTTATTTGGTCGTAGGCTCTCATTCGAACAATGGATGCAGACCAAGCTGAGATACAATCTTGACAAAGAGCCGAAAAATAGTGTAATTAAAGTACATGAAAATTACGGGGAAACAAGAAGTACAGATTGAAATATCTAAAGTACAACGGCACATGCTTGCTGTTGACTATATATCAGAGGTCTTTGAATGGGATTCAGACTACTTTATTGAAGATGGTTGGGTGATCAAAAGAGAAATCGCCCACACCTCTCATAGCTTTGAGATGAATAATAAAGTACGTGAAGCATCCAAACAGGATTATGCCTTGTATGATATGTTTAAAACCTTGAAAAAGCAGGTTTTTTAACCATTAAAAACAGTTCCATTCCCTGTATAGCGTAGCCCATCATCATAAGGTGAGATGTACAGGGAAGAACTTTGTCCAAGATCTCTGATTTTTTTATTGAACTCACGAACAATGTGGTCGTTTAGTTCTGAAGAATCGTAACTGCCATAAAAACCTGTTACTTCTGCTCTAAAAGCGGTCCAGACAGCGGGATCAGTGCTAAAGTTACAGTGAATTTCGTCTTGTTTTTGTCTTGGCATATTAATTTATACACGAAAAAGTTCCAAGTTTAAACAGAATTTGGCCAAATAAGGGGAACGTAGGTTATTTTAAATTAAAATTAAATCTAATTAAACATTTAAAACTGTGTTATTGTCTTTCAAGTTGAATAAATAATTAAAATTAATTGTTGTGTTACCGTCAAGCGAGGTGCCTTCTGAGACAGATATTAACGAACAATTTGAAAAAAGGTATTCTGTAAAATTTGCTTCGTTGCTTGTATTTAATTCTATTTTTAAATAGCCCTTCTCAAGTACTAATGTGGACAAATCAACATCTTTAATTTGGTTTTTTAAAATGGAGACGTTTAACTCTCCATTTGTATTTGGGTCAGGGTACCGAAATTCTGGTACTCTCTGACCGATTCTAGTTACTGGAGTTCTATCCAGACTGACAGATAGATCCATAGACTCTACTGGGAAGCTTGCAGAATCGATACCTTCGTCATATAAAACACTTTTTAAAAAGATTTTATTTGGGCTTAAAGCATCTCCAAAATTTGATGCTGCGACTGATTGGGTTAAAGTATTGTATGGCGTATCAGAATAAGAAACTTCGTCGGCTTTATATTGCAGTCTTCCAATGGCAGCTTCACCAGCAGAGAATTGTAGAGAGTAGCTTGTTAAGTAAGCTCCATTTATACTGGTCGTACCAGCAAGGTCTTTGATTGTGAAATTGAATTTGTCCGTAGATAAGAATCCATTGGTTGTATTTTTAAAGAATGGATCGTTAGACTTTTCGTCATCCAGAATAAAATCTATATTTAAATTGGTTGTCTGATTAGAATTTAGAATCCTGTCCTGAGTACCGAACTTGCCAAGCTTATTTAATTCTGTGATTTGTTTCTCTGTATCGAAGTTTACTTCTTGAATACCATCAAGTAGAGAAGGGTTACTTGCACTTGCAGCATTCTTACATAAAACCTGTGTGTACACAGAGTTGTTTGGCCTCTTAGCAATGGTTGGCATAAAAAAAATTACACTTTTTTCTAAAAAGGGGTTGACTCGATTAAAAATCTGTTTAAAGTAGCGACATGCAAATCAACAAGGCATTTGAAGATTGTATCGGGCAGACAAGCGTTAAGAGAACTCTTAGCGTTTACATCAAGTCTTATAAAGAGACTGGTCGTTTGCCATTCCTCAACCTCACTACCCAAAAGGGTGGCGGCAAGACTTTCTTTGTACGTAAGTTCAGGGAAGCTCTTGAGCGTCCAGACGGTACCCGTCCTCCTATGTTGGAAGTGAATGGATCGACAATCAGGAATGCTCGTTCGTTCTTTGATCAAGTCTTTCCTGTTTGGCAAGAACATAAAGCGTTTTTGTTTATTGATGAGGGACACAACCTTCCAAAAGATTTGCAAGAAGTTTTCTTGACAGCTCTTAACGTGGACAAAAATCCTGTCCGTACTGTCAGCTTCGATGGTGAGTCTTATGTCTTTGACTTCAATCAAATGTCTTTGTGTATGGCTACAACCAACCAAGAAAAACTTTGCGAACCTCTTCGGGATCGCTTGGAGGATATTTCTTTCCAAGAGTATGATGAAGAAGAACTCTTCGAAGTCTATCAAAACAATCTTGAGTGTAAGGTCGATCTTGATCAGTCAATTAAACAAGATATTATTTCAGTTTTTCGCGGCAATCCTAGAGATGCAGTTAAGAAAGCTCAGAGTACAAAGACTTACGCTGCTGCTGCCAATGCTCGCAAGATCACACAAAAAGTTTGGGGTGATCTCTGTTCAGCAATGTCAATCAATCCTAACGGTCTGTCTCACTCAGAGATTCAGATTGTCAAGGCTTTAGCTCAGAGGGGAGAAATGAGTTTGAATGGGCTGGCTTCAGTTACTGGTTTCCAGAGGGCTGCAATCCAGAGGGATTATGAGCAGTTGCTGGTCAGGAAGAATATCATGAAGATTGATGGTAAAAGGAGCTTGACACACAAGGGTAAAAAGATGGCACTTGCGATGAAGCTCATCTAAGGTGAAGGTGATCTAAGACCCAAGGTACGACAAGATTCTCAACGCATCTAACATAGGCTTCCTCATCGTTCTGTTCCATGAATGCAACTCCACTCATTTCAAAAATCATGTGGGTTACTTCATGGAGCAGCGTCCACCAATGCTGGTCTGGATCTTTCAGGCACTTGGTAGATAGTACGATTAGCTTTTTGTCAAGACTGCAACTACCCCATTCTTCAACGTCCTCATATTTTATTGCTATTTTTTGATTAAGAACATTGACACTTGACAGTCTCTTCATCATAATAATTTACACCTGATAGACATGACAGTAGAAGAAAAATTAAAATTACTCGATACCGTAAGGAGAGAAATGAAAGAGTTGGACGATCAAAAGAGATCTTTGTTTAGGATGGCTAGAGATAAGATGGATCTCCCAGCAAAGTACAACAATGATCTTTGGGATTATACAGTATGTGGATTGCAGTTTCTCAAGTATGACATCCGAATTGCTCTTGAAGAAGAAGAGAAAAAAAGACAAAAAGACTCTTGACCCCGAATTTAAATTCATTTAAAAAGACCTCGATGAACATATTTTGTTTAGACCAAGACCCTGAGATCGCAGCACGACAGCACTGCGACAAGCACTGTGTCAAGATGATCCTTGAGTGTAATCAATTGCTCTGCACCACATTCTGGATGCAAGACATTGAGGCACCATACCGCAAGACTCATTACAATCATCCCTCTGCTATCTGGGCCAGAGAGTCAAGAGGAAACTTTGAGTGGCTTGTCCAACATGCAGCCGCACTTCTCAACGAGTACACTCGCAGGTATGGCAAACGTCATAAAAGTACAGATGCTTATATTTGGGTTATAGAAAACAAGCACCGCTTGCACTTCGATAAGGAAGAGCAGACTGAGTTTGCAGTAGCCATTGCTCAAGATCAGAAATGCCGCCAAGTACCTAACTTCGAGTCTTTGTCTGTTGTAGAGAAGTACAGAGAATATTATTGCCATGACAAATCATATATGGCAAAGTGGCAGTACAGCGAAACCCCAGAATGGTACGAAGCTAAATGACAAAATTTAATTGGTTTCTTATTGGCCTATTGATTGGAGAGCTTCTGATATGGTTTGGCTGGATGATGAGAGTACATTTTAATTTACCATGATTGAAAAAGCAGAAGAATTTTTTATTTTTATCGGGGCCATCCTGATTGGCGTACCACTTGGTTTGTTTATTGGTATTATTTGCTGGTTTAAATTTCCCTTGCAAGTCTATGTACAGGCAAGGACTCAACTAGCTCTTAAGAGAATAGAGAAAGCTAAGGCCGCCATCAAAGAGATGGAAGAACAAGACCAAGATATTTGGGAAAAACATATTAACAGAATGCAAGAAAAAAAATCTTATGACAATTGAACAAGTGATAACAATGCTAGAGGAGACTACTAATGGTCTTAAAGATACACTACGTAGAAAAAGCTCCGATTACACAGGTGGTGAAGGAAGTCAAGACCCTTTTGCCAACTTTAAAGCTACCGAAGTTCTTGACGTTGATCCAGTAATTGGGGTAATGATTCGCATCATGGATAAGATCCAGAGGGTACGGTCATTTGTCAATGATGGAGAACTCAAGGTATCGAACGAAAGTGTTTATGATGCTTTTGATGATATGATCGGTTATACAATTCTTGCTAAAGCTATGACTAAAGAAAAAAGAGGTTTAGCACTTGACAAACAAATTAGAGGAGAAGCCTAAAAAAAATGCAAAAAAGGCATAAAAAAGTATTGACCCAAATTCAAATCGATATTAGACTACGCACATGGAACCTCACAAGATTGCACTAGAGATTGACGGTCAGCGTTTCGAGGCTGAACAAGTTCTGATTATCGACACCATCCAAGACCTGCTTATCCAAGCAGGTATTCTGGAGGACGGTGACATCTTGCAAGTTCTTGAGGGTGATCATGATTACATCTTTCACAAGTATTAAAATACTAAAACAAAAAAAACAAATGGCTAAACGTGGCAGACCAGCAGGATCAACCTCATTCGTGAGGATTGATATGGGTACCTTAAACAATCTGTTTAAGCAACAGCAACACATACCAGTCAGTAGAATCTGGCTAAGAGAGCAAGGCTATGAACTTGACGACAGTGAGCCTGTACGTATTGCAGCTAACACGGCTGCTCCTACAGCTCCTCAAGAGACTATCGAAATGTCAATTTCCGCATAATTTTATGAGTGATATTATTCGATACGAAGTGTACGACAAGAAAGATCGTTGGATGGGAGGTTACTCTACGGAGTTAGACAAGACCAAAACAACATCAGCTCTTGACATGGCGAAAATCAACGCCCACCAATCTAATGGAACGATCCTAGCTGTTTACAGAGATGGATCTACTTCGCGGGTATCTCTTAAGTAAGAGTACTCATATTGTTAATCTGAACCAATAATATATTATGGCAGAAACAAAAAAAACAAATGATACGGTTGATATTTTTAATATCAGCGAAGTCCCACTTACTTCTTTGAAGCCAGAAGCTAATCCAGAGTTAAGTAAAATTAGCTCTAAAATTTCTGGCGTGAGAAAGTTTAGAAAAGAGAATCATGTTTCCCTAGAGGAGTATGGTCTTTTAGCACAAGCTTCTCCGATTAAGTTCAAAACCACCAGAATTAATTCTTGTGTTGGCGAGAGAGAGTATGTGGATATCCCTAAACAATTTCTTGGCGTAGATAAGAGTGTACAAAGGAAGCTTAATACCGCAAAGGTGAAACAAATCACTAATAACTTCGAGGCTGATCTTTTTAGAGAAGCATTGGTTGTCGAGTTTGAAAGTGAAGAAAATGGAAGACCTGTTTGGTATTATTCTGTTGTAGATGGTCAACATGGATCTGCTGCTTGTCCTGATATTTTTAGTGCAAGCTTGGAGCATTTCAGTGACCTAGCAGTTGTTCCTTGTCGGATTGTTAGAGGTAATCTTCCTCTAGCAGCTTTATTTACTGAGGCTAATAACAAGAAAACAAACAAGGCGGCAGAAGATGATGATAACTTTTGGACATTGTACAATGGTTATTATGAAGATAACGTCAGAGGATTACAATTTAATAAAATTCCTTTGGCCAAGGAGGTTTTTGAAGTAATGGAGCCATTCAACTTCAAAGCTCAAAGGCATAGTTCTTGTACAGACAACTGGGGAGCGCACTCTGCTAAAATCTATTTCTTTTGGGAGAAGTACATCTATAGGCGTACTCTTGCCACAATGAAAAAGGAATATAAGGATTCTATTCAGGATGAGGCTATCCAAAGGGAATTCAACCAAGAGTTAAAGGAAAGGTCTTTGAAAACTCTTAGGCATGCTACAACAATCTTTACTGATTTGATTGGAATAGATTGCTTTTACAAAGGTCTTTTTGGAGGAGATTGTTGGGGAGGATTATTTGACTTCTTTACCAATTCTGACTATTTGGGTGGAGAATATGAGTTTGACGTAGTATATGATGCTATTGTTAAACAGCGTACTTTCTCTATAGACCCAGAGAAGCAAGATGGATTTACTTGTATTATCCCTCATGGCTTGGATTCTAGTTTATTAAGCGAAGTTCGCGAGAAAAACAAGAATGTCAAACAGACTCCTCATGACGCATTAGCTAAGTGTAGTGGTGTGTTTGTGGGTGAAAGAAGAGAGGTAGAGAGAGGTGGCAAGAAAGTAGAATTGTCGAACAATCATACCTTTACCCAGTATAGTTTAGTGTGGTGGCATCTCTATAAGACAGGAGCTAATAGAAATAGACATGGATTAAACTATCCAAAGGAGACTCGCCTAATTAACTCATAGATCTTAGGGAGCAACATAACATTAAGCCCTTCATGAGTAAAATCATGTGGGGCTTTTTTATTATAAAAAATACCTCAGATTTACCATTTATTTATATATATAAAAACCAATTACTTTCGGGGCAAAAAGTATTTATCTGTTTAGTACCAATCCTGCTTTCCTTTGTCATATAGATTTCTTGTTTAAGCTGTCTGTAAGCCTCTCTGAGAAGACTTTAGAGTAAAATGACTATGCTATACCAAATCAATACTAAACCCTCTTAGAATTAAGTACAGCCCCTTCACGCTTTTAGTAAATTATAATAAACCATTTATAACTATATTCCAATATTAGCATACAAGAATCATATAGTTAGTATATATAATAAGAGAGAGTGTAAACATATATAGAAGTCAAGTACAAAGTACAAGAAAACATTGATAAATAAAGGATTTAATATGATAATTGAATTAGGAAGGGGGAATTAGGGATCTGGCCAATGCGCTAAATAAATAAATAAAAATGTTCTTTTGTCAAAAACCGCCCGAACAGCCCCCCAAACCACACAAAAACAAACAACAAATTAGGCCCGATTTGGGCAAATAAAGCAAACTTAAGCAAATAAAAGCAAACTTTAATCGATTTTTTTAAAATAACAGACCCACTTAATAAAACTTTTTAAAACTAATGGCTATTGGCCTAGGGGTAAATAAACACCAAGTCCCCATTTTTTTAAAAAAACCCAAATAAACAATATTGTACAATGAAAGAAAAAGAAACAGGTAATCAGGAGTCAGAATTTGACAGCAACCTCACCCCCGAGCAACAGAAGAAAATAAAAGATATTTTTGGCCTACCAGCTGGCACTCAATATGCAGATGCTATGGTACCTCATTCTGGCCCAAGCAAATTTGCTAAGATTATGGCAAAGAAGTTTAATAATGTAAAGCGCAAATAACACAATGGACCTAAATAAAATCAGTACTTGGCTTGGCTATGGAGTAATTGCCTGTATTGTATTACTCATTTTGTTTTCTTTGGTTGGCTGTGGATGAGCCACCTGCTAGAATGACGGCAAGTTTGCCAAATATTTTGCTAAATAAACAAAGCGACCCACCTGAGTTGACTATAACCTTGCTACCCGTAGGTCATTGCTTGGCTATAAGGTGGGCCGCTCTTCAGAACACTAGCCTTGACAACGCTGAGACTAGCTATGTAATCAAACCCATTTACGATTTGATTGGATACTCATTCAAGGCTAACTGTCGTTGGTATTTTTGGGAAAACCCAACAGTATAGTAAACTCGCAATTTATCGGCGGTGGAATACTTGTCAGTCTTGGACTTTGTATCTGCGAGTATTATAGAATAATATTAGGTAATGTCAATAGAATTTTGACAAATTTTGCCAAATATTTTTTCAAATAAACGAACAAAAAAAATCGCCATTTTGCCCGTTTTTTCCCAAATAAGCAAATAAGCGAAAGTACCACCCCCACAGGTACCCACCCCCCGAAGGGGGTGGGCGTGACCCTACCTATCGATAGGACGGGCCAGACCAGTGGTCAAGGTTGTCCCAAAGATCCTTGGTAGGATCCTCGACGGCTGGGCCTTTGTTCCCCCAGTCCCCCCGCGATTCGAAAAATTCGGCATCGCACCCGCACAACCACCAGCGATCACGACGGACCTTGGCGCGACGGTCATTGATGGGAGTCTGCCCCAAGGCATCAGCCCACGCCTCCTCAGGCGTAGAGCCAAAGCCCTGATTGAGAGTCCCCATCCCCCAAGGGCAGGTGTGGCTTTCGGAAACGACGACATAGTGAGTGTAGTTAGGCATAGGCAGGAATAATAATCGAACAAAATTGTTTCAACAAGTACAATCTGATCTTTTTTTATTTTTTTTTATTCTTGAGTTCTGGGGGATTTATAGTACAGGAGAAATCGTTGTAACTCACTGATTAGTAAGGAGTTAGGCTACGCGGGGGGGCCGAGGCCCCTAACTCACTGATTTACAATGAGTTAGGAGGGTGATTATTTGTTTTGTTCTTTGCGTTCCTTCCTTTGATGGAACCAAGATTCACCATAGGTGATCCCTTTCCTTTTGAAGAAATCATCACAAGCTTTATTCATTTGCTCCATAGTTCCCCTAGGCAACCCAGTAAAGGTTCCAAAAGTTCCTTGCGTTGCTAGTCTTACTGTGTGACCTGTTTGTGCTTTGTACCAGTCACTCTTTGATTCATTTATTGATTCACTCATTTTCAATTCCTCTCTGTAAGTCTGCGCGAAAGGAAATTTCGCAAGCATGAATTTGAATCTCTATGCCATTAACTTCGATAAAGATGCTTTGCCAGTCGTCATAATGGGCGGGAATACCATTGGTTTTAAACCAACGTAATGCCAATACAATTTCTTCAGTCATTCCTCTATTCATTTTTTTACCTCCCTCCACTCGTAACCAAGGGCAAGGAAATGATCTTTTAATGCGAATGCCCCATGCACAGAGATTTCAGTTTTGGTCTCTTCGCCATTCTCGCTCCATTCAATGAAGTATTGCCCATCGTTGGCCCCAACACTAAACCATTTATCGTACTTAGGCGCAAAACCAGCAGCTTTAAGACATTCTTGGAAAGGTTTTAAACCTTCAGGATCGACAAGTTGCATTGCATGTTCTTTCCCATCTTTATAGATACTAAGGTATGTAATGCCCCCAACACGCCAACTTGTAAACCAAGGAGCGACTTCGGATTTGTTTTTTGATAGTGTGATTTTAGGTGTCATAATTTTTTAGGCTTCGATTTTTACAAGGGTGTGATGATAGGTCATGTCAGTTCCACAATCGCATTGCGGCGTTCCGTTGTCTTGGTACCAGTCTGCTGGAACTTCTGCCACAATTTCTTCTGGTTCGCATTCGCATTCTGGGTTTTTGCATACCCAAAGGGTCATGCAGTTTTCTGGATCTATTTTGATATAGTTGATCATAGGTTTCTGTCTCTGAAAAAGATTATAAATGATATTATTACCGCAAGCGCAAGTTTTATTTCGCCAATGTCCATCTTAAGTTGGTTCTACCACAAAGCCCGACTCATCCTTCTTAGCCAAGCCCTTTTCGGCAAGGCCGACAATTACACCCTTTGGATCGAGGAAACGCAAGTCATTTGCGTCACCATTTACAACGGGAAACCCAAGGTAAGAAGTGGGAAGCTCGCCTCGAAAGACAACTGCCACATTGCCGCCCTTATCCAAGATTCTTTTCATCCTATCCGAACTCGTCACCTCAGAGCGGGAGAAAGTAAGGAAGTAATTCTTTGGCATTTTGCCATCAAGAAATTTATGCATTCTAATGCTACCCTTGGTGTAGTCATAGAAGCTACAATCAGGGAAGTGGTCAAAGATACTTTTACCAGCAAAAAAGAATTGTTTTGCTTCCCAAGGAATATCAGAAGTGAGGTTGAGTCGGAAGCAAGGCTTGACCCCTTCTTTCTCAGCAGACTTAACAGCTTCAGTAATTTCCACATACAGTTTAGCCATGAAGAAAAAGCGGTCTTGAAACAAAAGTTTTGTTTTATTGATTCGCGCAGTTTGTACAGAAGTCATTACTCCACGGCCAGCCGTATTAAGGCAAGCCATTGAACATCCTTTACTTGCCCAATGACAAGTGTTAAAGCCAGATAGTTTTGAGGGTGCAAGATGAATGCCGAAAGTGCGGTATCCAAGCTCTTCTCCCTTGATAGTTTTACTATTACCAGAATTAAGAAGTTTCATAGCGGCAAGATTATGAATTAAAAATGATTTAATTAAAAGACTTTTTTAAAGATATTTTACTTTTTCTTCAATCACTATAGTGAAGCCCAACTCTTTCAGAGCTTGTATATCATAGTCGGTCAAAGTTTTT